CCAGGTGCTGTCAATAAATTGGTAGGCTCCAGATGCTGAAGAGTTTGGATTTTTTGCGCCGTAGTTACCGCCAGAGGACTCAACACCCTTAATCCCATTTAGAAACTCGTTAACACTTGAACCCTGACCTGATTTACGTTTTTCTACAGAAGAAGGTGAATAATAATCAATTGGATTATTAAACATGTCAAAAAACCCAATTTCACCCCGAGCCCACTTATTAACAGTTTTTGTCTTACCCTCTAAATCTTTTGCAAAAGTTTGGAGTGCGGGCCCAATCTTATATAATAATGATTCGCCAAGAAACACAAATGAATTTCCTATGCTGTCGACAGTGTTAGCGTATTCAGTTAATTTTGCTTGGTCCTCTTTATTAAATAATGCATCTTGCTGACGTTTAAAGTCTCTTGATTTAGCTGCCAAAGAGTCAAAATTTTGTGCCATTAAAAGATACTGCTCTTTGCTAATACCAAACTGCGCTGCAAATTGTGCTGCAAATCCTCGACCCTCTGCAGTATCACCAAATTGATCTTTTAATGATTTAATTAAAGTTAGATAATTCTCTAAGTTATCTGTTCCAGCCTTTTGACCTGTTAATTGCTCAAAGAACCCCTTCATCGCAGCAGTTGAATTTAATTCAACTCCAAACTCCTGTAAGCTAGACCTTGCAGCGTCTGATGAGATACCGACCTGCTCAGCAGCTTTACCAAACGCAGTTATTCCATTAGGGGTGGTTCCAGAAATTCCAGACGAGAAAAAAGTTTTTCGAGTTTCGTATGCAAGTTTTGTGGTGGCTGCTACTGTTGCGGCAACTGCCGCTGCTGCAGCCGAACCAATTCCCAACATTCGTTTTTGAGTGCTGTTAAGGTTGTCGTTAAATTTTAGGAAGGATGAGGTATCAACTTGGTAGCCAAGCTTAACTAAATACTCCTGAAGAATTTCAGCGCTTCCTTGCATTTATTCTTTCCTGATTTTCTGACTCAACATCAAGCGCCTCATTCATCCTTGCAATATCAAATAGGTTAATCTTCCCATCGATCAAAGACTCGTATCGGCACAACCCACGAAGGACAGGTCGAAGAAGCCAGTCTTCTTCTCCTGCCATTCGAGCAAGTACTATTGGCTCGCCGCCCCTTGATGCAAACTGGCTAGGGCGGTATTGAAAAAAGTGCCAAGGTTCTCCACGATGACTGCAGCGGTAAGCTGAAGCAGTGACGAGAGGTCGATGTCAGAGAACATTAAAACGCCGTTGGGCATTAGCTTCGCCCAGCCGCCTTCTTGACTAATCAATACAACGCTCAGGCACTTCTTAACGATCTCATCTGACTCAGCATCTGACAGCCGTGAAAGCATTAAAACAACAAGCAAGGTGATGTCCTTGCCTGCGTTTCGATCAGCGACCAAACCTTCAACGATGGGAATGGCAGGGCCTAATTTGCGGGCTACTGCTAACTGCTCAAAGACAGTCAGCTTGCCAATTTCAAATTGTTGCCCGTTGAGCTCAATCATTATGCACCACCACCAAGAGTACGGTCAATGATACCTGCTTGGAAGGTCCACTCATTTAAACCGGCTTCCTTCTTGTAGTCGATTGTTGGCGCCTTTTTAAACGCTACGATCTGGCAGGTAATGACGTCTTGCGTTTTGCTGTTTGCCACGCTGATTGTGTTTTGACCATGGTTTGTGCCAGACGCAGTTTGAAACGCGTACATCAAGCTCAACTGTTGGTTAACCGGTGAGGTCTTAAGCAGGCGAACCGTGACCATGCCAGACTTATTGGCGTGAAGTGAGTGCATTGGTGTGCCGTCAGCACCGATGGTCATGGTGTTGATGTCTTCAGTTGGCTCAATGCTGATGCCCTCTTCTGAAACCGCCGCACCAGCGCCTAGGTTAATTGAGCCACCAGGGCCGGTGATTGCAGCTTGAACGTCTAAAAATGAATACGTACTCATAAATTATTCTCCTGATTATTGGTTAACGTTGATGATGACGTTTACAGTTTGGATTGCACCAGCTAGCTTGGCAGCTACTTGGAACACGACGGACTTGCGAGCTGCNCGATCAGCTGGGTTCTGAGTAGCAATTGCTGGTGCGTACACATAAAAGCCTTTTGGCAGGAAGTCGCCTTGGTTTAGTGCGCCAAATCCACCGGTGCTCCAAACACCTGGAGCTAACAAGCCGTTTTGAACGCCTTGGCTGCAAACGTTTTCAATGGTTGTGGCAATCAGGTGGTTACCAGCGTCAGTCTGAGGGATCTTAGTTGGGCTGGTGTAAAGCAGGTTATAAACAGAGGTCTGAATGTCAAGAGCTAACCAGTCTGTTCCTGTGATGATGTCAATGAACTCACCAGATGAGCAAACACCAGGCTCAATAATCGCTGTGTTGTTGTTGTACGCAACAAACACGTTGCAATTAAAGGACTCGAGGGCATTTAGCTGGTTAACGTTTAAGGTCTCAGGAACAATCCCAGGTTCTTGCTTGTACATCAGCGTGATGACTGTGTTGTTGCCGTTGTAATTAACTGTCAAGATGCGACCTAACAACGAGCAAACTGAATGCAAGGTTGTGCTTGAATAATGAACAATTGAGCGGTTATAACCAAGCTGCTTAAGCTGATAAGCAATGTTTGTGGTATCGGCTGCGTTAAGAATGTTTGCGTCTTGCGTGCTAATCCCGTAAACGTGCTTTGTTGTTGCGGCTTCGATGTAAGCTGCACAGTTAAGGCGATCAGTTGAGGCGGCGCCGATGATTGTTACTGCGTACCATTGCTGACCAAACTGAATGTCAAACAAGGTTAAAGCGGCTAGGGCTGTTTCAGCAAGCGCGCCAGGAACTACGTAAGCACCAGAAGATGTTGACGTGCCGCCTAACAAGCCGCTGATATCAGTGCCAGAACCTGCAGTTGTCAAGAATGAAACTACTGAGCTAGTTCCTGTCGTGCCAGACGTAAACACAAATCGTGCGTAAGATGCTGACCACTGAACAGTTGCACCGGTCACAGTTACGTTAATGGCGGCTTGGATGCGCGCTGCTACCGCGTTTAAGTTTGCGTCAGTAGCAAAGTTTAAACCTGTAATGGTTCTTGCGGTGCCGTCGATTGAAACGATAAACGAGCCAGAAGTAACTGCGTTCCAAGTTGTAATTGCTTGGTTGGCTGTTGATAAGCTTGCGCCGTACAACTGACCAGCTGTTGCAGCATTTGCCCAGCGGCCAATGTTAAGTGATGTTGGCTGTGGTGACTGTGCAAACCAAAGAGCTGCTGCTAAGTACTCAGGAGCTGTTGTACCAAAGTCAGTGGCCACACCAGCTAAGCTGCTGTACGTGCGCATTCTAGTTGCAATATCAATTACTGCAGAGGTTCCAAGAATCAACAAGGTTGAGATGTTTTGTGCTTGCGCCCCTGCAGGCGTTAAGTTAACGCTAGTGTTGACTAAGCGATTGATGGACAGTGAACTTGCCATGGATGTTTCTCCTATTGTTTAACTTCGATGTCGGTAATATAGTGCTCATTGTCTAGCTGAATATCTCCAGAAAGAATGCTAAGCACTGGGTAATCCCGCACAATCTGCCTGCGAATTGCAAAGGGCAAATCAACGCGATACAACCACTTTTCTTTCAACAACTCTGGTAGCGCAACAACTTCACCACAATCTACCAGCCCCATATTGTTTAAGCTAAGAACCTCACGGTTCTGGCTTAGTTGCATTCCTTCACGCAGCAGGTGAGCGTTTAAATCTGCGTTGTCACCATAAAACGAGATTAGCATGTGCATGATCTCATGGTTGATGATTTGGCTATAGCCGCCGTCTTCTGTTGCTATAAACTTCTCTGCTGCGTACAGCTGAATCTCGCGGCGCACAATCCCAAACGCTGCCCAATCGATCCCGTCTAATGGGATATTTGGTGGCTCTGGTTGCCATCTTGGCCTAACATTCTTGCCTTGCATACCAGTAATTCCTACAACCCAAGCCTGAATAAAATTGACAACGGCAGCACCTTCTAATGGAGCTGGTGAGCTCGAAGGTGTTAAGTACCCGCCTGTTGCCGATGTGTTCATCTTGTGCCCGCTCCTTGCTGGTATTTTACATTGAAAGTGCCATCTGGTTGCTTAACATGTGATATCACAAACCAACC